AGAGCAAACAGAACAAACACCAACAAGCTTGTAAACGTTGTTTGCTAATGAAAGCAAGAAAGGCATAGAGCCAAAAGGTCTGCCTTCACTATCCATATCTAAACCAACAGCAACAATATTAATGCCACGTTCTAGATAAACTGGAACCCAGTTATAACAAAGTTCTGTAAAAAACTGTGCTTCATCGATTAAAAGAACATCGACGTTTTCCATGTCTTTTGGAACAATCTCTCCGTCTGTTGGCAATCTTTTAACTTTGCGTCCGGTTACTTTCTGAAGCGATACTCCATCATGTGATACAATATCTTCATCAGAATATCTGTTATCAATTATTGGTTTAACAACCAAAACATTTGAACCAGACTCCAAACTTTCTTCCAGTTCTGCTATTAATGCTGTTGTTTTACCAGCATACATTGGACCGGCATAAACTGTTAGTGTTCCTGTTTTATTACTCATGGCTTATATGTAAACTCCAAGATTAAGTCTGGACCATCAATCAATTTAACAACACGAACATCTTGATATTCTACAAGCTTCATCATGTTACCAAACCTATCATACTGACGTACAATCAGTTTGCCAAACCTTGTATCTGGTTTGGCTGCTGTGATTGGATTGTTAGCAACCAAAGGTCTTGTAAGATAAAACTGTCCAACAGGAACATCTGCTGTTCCAAGTTTGGAGCGTTCTCCATCAAACTGATAAAGTTCTCCCCCTTGAGGAAGAGGAATACCAACAGTATACATAAAGTGATGTTGCGACATGGTATGTAGTATGTCGCAACAAAATCCTTATGTAAAACTAAAAACGTTGCGTTCGAGGATTCACAAACTGTCTTGCTTTACCTGTCATAGCTCTCATATCTGGAGTATTATGGTGTGGGGCCTTACTGGGGATATCTGCATTCTTTTCTGTGGCTTTTGTTATTTCTTTATTGATGCGTTCTATGAGCCAACGTTTGTAAGCTACTGGAAAGTTGAGATATTCGGAGTAAGTCATTCCGTAATAGTAGCCCAGCAAAAACATTGGCTCAAGTAAAACTGCTTCAACATCATTTGGCGTTAGGCCAAAAAAAGCTTGGACCGAGTGGAACGGTCAATACCTCCGTGTGGCCACAGCTGTTGCATACGAAATCAGAACTCATATCCACACCGGGTTCTGATTCGTCCAAAACCTTACGTAGAGCAAGTGAATCTCTTGCTGGCATATGTTGGCAGAACTGGTTAATAAAACCACGCTCTGTATTACCTTCAATCGCAATAATACTGTTCATAAGCTTTGTTGTAACAAGGTTTTCTTGTACGATACCTTTCTTACGCCTTGCTTCAACATCTTGCAAGATTCGTTCTTCTTCTTTTCCAGTAAGAAACTTAAAGATAACAGTTTTCTTTGAAAGAGGTAGTAGAAACTCAAAAGCATTCTGTCCTGGTCCAACTTGTTTTAGCTTGCTAAGATCAAGTTCTTTTACAGGAAGTTCTTCAAGGTTTACAGAAAAGTCTTGTTGTGATTCACATGCTGGACAAGTAACCTTTGGTGCATAATCCGCACCATAACCTGTAATACGCACAGCAACCATGAGTGCGTTACGATCACCAGAAATCATTGAGTTAACATCAATGTTTTTATCAACGATGCAGCTTTTGATTAGCTCTGTTACAACGGTACCTTTACGAACAAGGGTACGGTTCATAAGAATATCTTCTTCACGAGCGGTCATTGCCTTAAGTTCAATTGTTTCTGCACCTGATAGTGGACCATCAGGATATACTAGACCTCTTGATGGAAGTGGTACTTCTGCTACTGGTAGATCGAAACCAATGGCTTGTCTAGCTGCTTGTACTGCTGATTGTACGGGCATACCTTGTACGTTTGGCAATCCACCTTGAGCAGCTTGTTGTGCAGCAAAAATGCTGTTCTTAAGTTCTCTTGATTCTTCTTCTGTCATTGACATATATTACTCCGATGCTAGTAGATACAATTATACTAGCATACAAGAGTTTCAATGTATTGGCTGGAAATGTTTAAAGAGTTGGAAGGTCTTTTTCTACAGTATTGCCGGATGCTGCATTTGATGATGCTTTGCCAGACTTCTTGGATTCTGGTTCTTTTTGACGTTCAGAAAGGTTTTTAACAACCTCGGAAGCATGAACAACAGCTTCAATCATTTTGCTGTGCATGTCTGCCATGGCTTGAGCATAAATTTGTTGCTCGCTGTCTGATAGTTCATCTGGGTCTTTAAGCTCAAGAGCATCAACAATATCTTCTTCAAACTTCATTGCAGTTTGTTGCGCTTGAATAGTCAATGAACGAATCGCTTGAAACTTCTTGCCTTCTTTAAGCATTTCAATCTTACGTTCAACCATCAGAGAAACAAGTCTCTTTAGTTTTTCTTCGGTTAGCATATCTTTACCTCTTATCAGTCTTTTCTGTACTTAAGATAGTTATGGATAGAATCAATCATTGCTGAAGCAACTGCAATCTTTTCTTGTACCCATTCCTCATTGTCTGAAATACCAGCAGCTAAATCACGAAGTTCTAAAGCCTTGTCAGACATCTTAGCAAGATTGGAAAGAATCATACCCTTCTCACCTTGGTCTGAATGATCCCAGTGACCATCATCATCATGATCGTGATGCATAACATCATGATCATCATGCAATCCCATACCAGGAAACAATCCAGCTTTAATCTCTGGTTCGCCTAACTTGATAACTTTAACGCTTGGCATACTTGGCATGCCACCCATCTTCATATCCTTCATGGCTTCACAAGCACACTCTTTAATCAAGTTTCTAAGTTGTTTTTGTGTAAGTTTCATCGTCTTTTCACCTTTTTGCTTAACTGCTTAAACATTAAATATTCTCTTAAACTGGTTTGTAATCTAGATTCTGTAACAGGAGCAGCCGGTGCAGCCGGTGCAGCCGGTGGTGCAGCTGGTGTAGCAGGAGGTGCGGCTTCAGATTCGTCGTCTTTTTTCTCTTCTTCTGAAGCCTTTTTCTCTGCTTTTTCTGGGACTTTGAACTTAAATGTTTTAATGATGTGTTTAACAGCTTTTTTCACATTGTTAGGAACAGGAGTTTCAGTTTCTTCTTCTTCAGATTTTTCTTTAGGGTCTTCTAATTTATTTTGCACGAAAGCAACCAAAGCTTCTGTGTCAGATCTTTCTGCACCATTTTGCAATGAAGACAACAAGGTTTTCTTTATATCAATAGGAGTTTTTGCGGCAAGAGTTTCTAAAGCAGTTTTTATTTCACTTTTATCTTCTCCAGAACCAGCTTCATTTCCTTCTTCACCGGCTGGAGCATCTGCTGGTGGTGCAGCAGCTGATGGATCTGCTGGAGGTGTAGGTGGTGCTGCTGGAGGAGCTACTTGCTCTGTTAAAAACCTGTCAATCTCTTCTTCAATAATCTTAAGCAATATTCTTTGATACTTCACTGTGTTGATATCCTTCTATTGGTTATGTTCCACTAGCAGATTTATTCTACTTGATTTTCCTAACAATACGTCGTATAGCTATCCAGTCGCATATTTTCTTGAATATATCTTTTTGCATCCAACTTTCATCCATTAAGTGTTTTCTAACAGTTTTTGGAAATGGCCATGTCCAATAATAAAGATTTGTGCACAGTTGTTTTTCTATCCATTCATATACTGGCACCATTTGTTCATCTGTAAGTTTATCATGTTTTCTGCAAAACAATATTTGTGTTCTATATGCTCTTAGTTCAAACCAATAGCGAAATGGTGCAGGTATTGGAGCAAGACACAGCAAAAAAAGAAGACACCATAAGAAACCTATTTTCCACACCGCTAATAGGCTTAACAGTGACAGCAAAGCAAGCGATTGGGGAAAGAGATATAGAAAGCTAAACACTGGACCAGAAAAGCGTTTAGAGTCAGCAACGTGTATTGTTTCATGCACCACAATTCTTAGCATGGATTCACTGTCTGGGTTATTCAACATATCATCTGGAAAATAAACAGTGTTGCCAATGGTTGTGATATAACGTGTCATAAATTCTGGAGAGATTTTTGTTACACCAAACAACCAACCAATAGCTTTCATAAGCCATGACGAGCTTTTTGGTTTTATTACAACTGCTCCATATTCGTTTCCAACTGTATCTATAAAGGCTTGAACTTCGATTGGTAGTTGCATATTTGTTTCCTTCAAAAAAATAAATACAATCTCTTGACTTGTTTTTTCCTGTGTCTACAATGTTTTCAGAACGCTGGCATAGAACCAGCAAACACAAGGAGAAATACCATGTCAAACCTAATAACCTACGATGCAATGTTTAACCTTTACACATGGCCAACACATTCATCCTTAAGCGATGAAGTAACCGTTGAAAAAGATGGTTCATACAAACTAACTGTTGATGTTCCTGGTTGTAATCGTGAACATGTATCTCTTTCAGCAAAAGGTTCACAGCTAACAATTACGCTAAGTCGGCCAAACAAAAACAAGAAAACTATAACTTATCGTATTGGAAGCAAAGTTGATGCAGCTGCTATCTCAGCAACTTGTAAAGATGGTGTACTAACTGTAACTTGTCCAGTTAAACCATCCGAGCAACCTCGTGATATTCCAGTTAACTGAACAACTTCTAATATCCTAAACAACCCCGGTTAACAAGAAACCCTTGTTTTACCGGGGTTTTAATTTTCTTTAGAACAATACTTAGGTATGATATTCTGCTGTCATGGCAACCGAAAACAACGACAACACCAGCAACAAAGTAACTTCTCTTGACGTTCGGCACGAGCCTGATCCTAACGTGCCAAGCGATGAATATCGCTTTGATCGTGATTTCATCGAGCTTATGCAGGAAGAGCCGTTTCTTGGTGGTATGTCTATGCATATTCCCAAGGTTGCGGATTGGAAAGTTGACACTGCTTATGTTTGCGTTGATAAGCAAGGCAACATTCGTATGGGTTACAACCCTGATTTTATGCGTTCGCTTCCTGGTAAAGAGCGTCGTGGCGTGCTAATGCACGAATTGTTTCATATTGCATTCATGCACATTGCAGAGCGCAGTGTTGCAGACCGCAAGCGATCCCGTTTGTGGAATGTTGCAACCGATCTCGCCATTAACTCTGTTATTGGTGGTGACAAGCTTCCTGAGTTTTGTCTTATGCCCGGTCGTGCACCTAAGACTGATGATAGCAAGCTTGCAGCTCTTATCAAGAGTTTTCCTAAGCTTGAGAGTGCTGATTGGTACATGGCACGTCTTGAGGAATATGCTCAGGAGAATGGCAAGCAGAATGGTGAGGGTGAATATACTCTTGAGATTGGCAATGAGGATGGTGAAACTCTGGATGGTCATGGTGGTTGGGGTGATGTGCCCGAAGAACTTCGTGATGTTATGCGTGAGCAGGTTCGTGAGTTGATTGAGAAGGGTGCCAAGGCTGCACAGCAGCGTGCATCATGGGGCAACATTCCTTCCGAGATTGTTTCTCAGATTGAAAAGATGCTCAAGAATGAGCTTGATTGGAAGACCATTCTGCGTATGTTTATTGGTCGCACACGTAGCATGGAGCGCAACAGCACCATGAAGCGCATTAACAAGCGTTTGCCTTACATGATGCCTGGAGCAAAGCGTAGCACCATTGCCAACATTCTTTGTGCGATTGACCAGTCTGGTTCTGTAAGCGACAGTGATGTTCAGCGGTTTCTTGCGGAGACTTTTGCAGCAAGCAAGGAAGGAAAGATTGATATCATTAACTTTGACACTGAGATGGATGAAAAGTCTTTGCAGTCGGTTAATAACGGTCAAAACTTTAAGTGGGCTCGTACTCGCTGTGGTGGCACTGACTTTGACGCAGTGCAGCGTTATCTCAATGATTCCAAGCGTCGTGGCAAGTACAGTGCTTGCATTATCATGACTGACGGTTATGCACCCAAGATGGGTGCTGTTGTGGGTACCAAGGTTATGTGGGTTATCACTGAAACTGGTGATATCTCTGCTGCTCGTCCTGGTGATCTTGTGGTCAAGATGAATTCCAAGGATAAGACTGTTAAGCGTGTGTGAAAGGAAGAATCATGTTTCAGTATTATTGGCCAGAAGAAACTACGTGTGACAGGTGTGGAAACACTCGTCAAGGCTCTACGTTTTACCTCTGCGAAGAGCCTCTTTATTCTGTTTGTATTGTTTGCGACCCTTTAGCTCACAAAGATGCACAAAAGTTTGCACACACCGTAACAGAAGAAATTATGCTTAACGGGTGGGAATGGCTTGAAACAACTAGCACCCAACATAGTTAAAATCGCTGTAAAACAAGCGAAATAAAAAAATCAGAATAATCTTTAGAAAATCACAACTGGCTGATATACTAGGTATAGAAAGGTTAAGGAACAAACAAATGGCTCTCTCCGCTCTCACTCTCGACATTCGCTCTACCAAGAACCTTTTCAAGCGTTTCTCGTCCAACCGTGCGACGATGCTTCGGGGCCGTCACGGTATCGGCAAGTCTCAGGTTGTTTATCAGATTGCCAGTGAGTTGCGGCACGATTTTTACAAGGATCGTGGTAACTGCGAGCGTGTTACCGCTGCGCTTGGCAAGGATTCTGGTTTCGCTAAAGCAATCGCTTCTTTCTGGAAGCGTAATGGTTCTAACCCTGCTTATGCTGACGTGCCCCGTAACGTGTGGCATTACGATATGGGTATCCCTGTTGTTGAGCGTCGTTTGTCGCAGATGACTGAGGGTGACATTACTGGTATTCCTTTCGAGGGTAATCGTGGTGGCACGGTGTTTCGTGCTTGTGAATGGCTTCTTGCAACCTGCGAGTTTCCTTGTGTGCTCTTTCTCGACGAGCTTAACCGTGCGATTAAGGGTGTTGAGCAGGCTACATTCCAGCTTGCTGATAGCAAGGCTTTCGATGGTAATCTTCTGCATGATGGTACTCGCATCATGGTTGCGGTCAACGTTGGTGACCAGTACGATGTTACCCCGATGGATCCTGCTGCACTGAGCCGTTATGCAGTGGTTGATCTTGACCCTACCACGCAGGATTGGATTGATTGGGCTAACGATAACTGCAATCAGGCTCTTGTTGAGTTTATTCGCAGCAATGAGAAGTATCTTGAATACAAGGATACTTGTGAGCCTAACAAGAAGTACCCTGATCGTCGTGCATGGGGTAATCTCGACGCAGAGCTTGCACAGTCGGGTCTTTATGAGACTCCTACCGATGTTGTGTTCTGCCACATGGCTGCTAGCATGGTTGGTTTCGAGGCTGCTAACGCTTTCTGGAAGTTTGTGCAGGAGCGTGGGCTTGACATTTCGGCGGAGGATGTTCTTTCTGATTGGAGCAAGGTTAAGACTCGTCTGCCCAAGGATGATGCCAAGCGTCATGCCAAGTTTATCGATATCATGGGCAAGCTTGACCACAAGCTTAAGACGCACATTCTCTCTGATTCCGAGGCTAACCAGTTTGGTAATTACATGAAGGATGCTCCCGCAGAGGTTCTCATGGCTTCTTGGAAGTCTCTGAACGTTAACCGTCAGAATGCGTTTAAGGTTCACACTCACATCGAAGAGCTTCTGGTGCGTGTGCTTGCTGGTAATACTCCTGCTCCCAAGGCGGCTGCTCCTGCTGCCCCTGTGGCACCCGCTGCTCCCGCAACGCCTGTAAAGGCTCGCACTCGCAAGCGTTGAGAAACAGCTAGCGCAACGCTAGCCTCAACAACCCAAAGGCACGAAACGAAAGTTTCGTGCCTTTTTGTTTTTGTTTGATTTCAAGTTTTTCGATTGTTAGCTTGTGTGTAAGGAGTTAACACATGCGACACTTTCATATCGATTTTGTTAAAACACACCCAAACGCACAACTACCCAAATCCGCTCACGAAGAAGGTGATGCAGGTTTCGACATTTATGCAGTAGAAGATCAAACACTAGAACCTGGAGCTGTGAGCATTGTACGTACAGGGTTGCAGTTGGCGGGAATTGAATGGCCAGACGATTTTGATTTTGAATATTACCTAGATATCCGATCACGCTCTGGTCTTTCTCGAAAGCTTGTGTTTCCTGTTACTGGTACCGTTGACAGAAACTACAGAGGAGAGATTGGTGTTGTTCTAGCCAATCTTAGTAAAGAGCCTTATAGGATTAAGCAAGGGGATCGTGTTGCACAACTAGTGGTTCAGTTGATTGTAGCTAATGGACCACATAACAGGGTTGTGTTTCACGAGGCTGATTCTATTAAAGAATCGAATAGAGGAGCGGGAGGATTTGGTTCAACAGGTGTTTAACATGTTACCAAAAGAGCTATTTGATTTAAGGCCAGGAACATTCATAAAAGGAATTAGATTGATTGATTACAATCCATTAGAAGGAAGATGTGCATCGTTGAATGTAAAGGAATGGATTAGTGATGTTAAATGGAGTCGTGATTGTCAAGGAACCAAGAATTATACGTTATTAACACCATGGTATGCTAATCCAACACTTAAACCTATGAATGGCCAACAAGCATATGAAAAATTGGTATCAATTCATTCTTTGTCGTTTAGCGAACAACAGAACCTAGATGTTGTTATCCCAGACGAACATTTTACCTCTGTAGAATGGACAAAATTTGAATATGACGATCCTATTGGAATTCACTTGGGAATGTTTTTTATTTTCCCAAACTCAGAATCGGTTCAAGCTACGATAGTTTACAGCAAATTACTAAGATCTGATGGTGAGGTAGGATACATTGCTTTGATTGCACAAAACATTAACAAAGATTTGGAGCTGTTATGATATCAAAACCTATTCTTGTGATTGATGGTTTAAACTATTTTACCCGTAACTTTATGGTTAATGAATCTGTTACAGCTGGAGGTGAGTTAGTTGGCGGGGTGATTGGTTTCATTCGTGGCTTTGGAAAGCTTATTTCTCAGTTACATCCAGATCGTGTGTTTGTTGTTTGGGAGCAAGGTGGTCCCTCTCCAAGACGTAAACACATTTATTCAGAATACAAAGCCAACCGTGCAACCAACAAAGGGTTACAAGAAATATATCGCAATGATGGTAAGTTTAATCCAAACAGTAATACAAAAAACAAGGTGTTTCAACTGCAACTATTAAGCAAGGCTTTGGGACATTTACCTGTTTGTCAAGTATATGTGCAAGACACAGAAGCCGATGACATTATTGCATATCTTGTAAAGCGTAAGTTTCAAACAGAAGCTTGCACCAAGATTGTTGTATCTAATGACAAAGACTTTTATCAGTTGTTAGAAGATTCTTCGATAAGAATATTTGATCCAGCACGAAAGATTCTTATTGATTCTGAATATGTGTTAAAGAATTTTGGTGTAAGTTCAAGAAACATTACACTAGCTCGGTCTGTTATAGGTGATGTTAGTGATAATCTAGATGGTGTTCCCGGTATAGGGTTTAAAACGCTTGCAAGCCGTTTTAAAGACTTTGCAAGAGATGACATTGACTTGGACCAAGCTTGGTTATTGGAAGCTGCTAATAACGAAATAAAAGCCAATAAAAAGGCACCGAAATGTTTTGGTGACATTATCAGTCATTCATCTATTGTGGCTAGAAACTGGCAGCTAATGTATTTGGATACGTCTTGTTTGGCTGCAAGTCAGATTTCCAAGGTAGATTACAAGGTTGAAAATTTTAAGCCTGTTACTGACAAACTTAACTTTATCAAAACCTTTACAGCGGCTGATATTCCCTTAACAAACGATTTAGATTTCACGTTTTCCATGGCTAAAACACTGGTTCGTTAATCTTTAGCAACCTTTGAAGTGGATGATAGTTAGTTCTACCCACCATTGGTTGCAACTGTTTTAGTTTAAGATTTTAGATCATTATAGTGGTATTAGGTTTCAGTCACTTAAAGGCGGAGAGAAACACATATGTCTTCAACTAAAACAAGCAACGCATCTGGATTCGGCAATCTTGGCAAGAGCTTTCAAGAAAAGGTTTTGCAAGCACTTCTAACAGATCGCAACTGGGCTACACAGTTCATCGAAGTATTTTCTGTTGATGAATGTCTTGAACCTGTTTATCTCAAGCTTATTGCTAACAAGTACATCAACTACTACCATTCATATAAAGAGTTTCCAACAATGGAACTCCTTATCACCATTATCAAAGACGAACTGAGCAGCAACTCTGATCTTGTTCTTCGTGAGCAGTGTCATGGTTTTCTACAAAAAGTTATTCGCAGCGAAGAAATGAATGATCTTCCTTGGGTCAAGGAAAAAGCTTTTACCTTCTGCCGTCAACAACTGCTTAAGAAGGCTCTTTCTGAATCGGTTGATATCATTCTCACAGACAAGTACGAAACTGTTGTTGATATCATGAAAACAGCTATTGCTGCTGGCATGGCTTCTTCTCCAGGTCATGACTATAACAATGACATTGACGCTAGATATAGTGTCACATTCCGTCATCCGATTGCTACAGGTATTGCTGAACTAGATGAAAAGAAGGTAATGGCTGGAGGATTGGGTGCAGGAGAGATTGGTATTGTTGTAGCTCCATCTGGCGTAGGTAAATCACATCTTCTCACTCACTTTGGAGCACAAGCATTGCTCAAGGGTAAGAACGTATATCACTACACAATGGAACTTAATGAGCGTTATGTTGGTATTCGTTATGATAGCCACCTAACAGAAATTAACAGCAGTGATTGTATTGATGCCAAGGATATCATTAAGGATTACTTTGAAGCTAACAAAGAGCATCTAGGCAGACTTATCATTAAAGAATTTCCAGCACGTTCAATTACTTGTAACACAATTAAAGCTCACATTGAGAAGATGAGTTACAAGGGAGTGAAGCCTGATCTTGTTTTGATTGACTATGCTGGGATTATTCGCAGTACAGAACGTTATGAACTACCTAGATTGGAGATGCAGTACGTGATTCAAGAGATTCGTAAAATGGCTAAGGAGCTTGATTGTCCTGTGTGGACTGCTCTACAAAGCAATAAAGATGGTGCAAAGAGTGATATTGTTGATCTTACGAACATGGCTGAATCATATGGTCAAGCGGCAGAGGCAGACTTTGTTCTTGGTCTACAACGTTTGAGCACACAAAAGGCAACAGGTCTTGGTACACTGTTTGTAGCCAAGAACCGATTTGGTGTTGATGGTTTGCAGTTTAAGGTTCATGTTGATACCGCTCGCAGTAAGCTTCGTGTTCTTACTGCTGATGAAGTTGAAGGATTGCAAACTGAAATGGATTCCGAGAAAGAACGTATTCAAGATGATACAATCAACCGTTTCAAGGATGCCATTAAGAAAAGCAAGCAACAGTTTCAGCTTACCAAGCTAAACAACAATCACTGACATTCGTAGGAGTTTAAAATGCTGTTAAATGGTCGCATAACTTATAAGCCGTTTTTGTATGATAAAGCACAAGATTATTGGCTTAAGCAACAACAAGCTCATTGGCTTCCTTCAGAAGTTCAAATGGCTTCAGATATTCAAGATTGGGCCGATAATCTTACACCAGAAGAAAAACAAGTTGTGGGTGGTGTGCTCAAAGGCTTTATTCAAACCGAGCTTGTTGTTAACGATTATTGGACAACAAAAATTGCTAAGTGGTTTCCACATCCAGAAATTGTTATGATGGGCACAGCCTTTGGTAACATGGAAACTGTTCACACAATCGGTTATGCGTACCTCAATGACTCTCTTGGATTAACTGAATATGATGCATTCCTACAAGAACCAACAGCCAAAGCAAAAATTGATAGATTGCTAGAAGTGAAAGGAGATAACAAACATGATATCGCACGTTCATTGGCTATCTTTTCTGGCTTTACAGAAGGAGTTTCTTTGTTCTCGTCTTTTGCAATATTGTTTAACTTCTCCAGATGGAACAAGCTCAAGGGTGTTGGGCAGATCATCTCATGGTCGGTTAGAGATGAATCATTGCACAGTGAAGCAGGATGTTGGTTGTTCCGTGAATTCATTAAAGAATATCCAGAAGTTTGGACAGACGAAGTAAAGAAAAGCATTTATGAAGCTGCCAGAGTTACAATAGATCTTGAAGATGATTTCATTGACAAAGTTTTTCAAGGATGTAAGATAGAAGGTATTGATGCCAAAGACATTAAGCAGTTTATTCGTTATCGTGCAAACACCAAACTTGGCGAGCTTGGTCTTAAGATGAACTGGAAGAATATTGACCAAGAAGCTATTAAGCGTATGTCATGGTTTGATCTAATGACTGCTGGAGTTGAACACACAGACTTCTTTGCACAAAAGGTTACAAGCTACAGTAAAGGTCACGTTGATTTTTCAAATATCTGGGAAGAGGGTAAATGAGTATGTCTACAGCAGAAGAACTAGAAAAACTAAAAGCAGAAAACAATGCACCAGAATGGCTTACTGAAGAAAGCTACAGAATGCTTCGTGGCACATATCTTCTTCAAGGTGAAACTCCACGAGACATGTGGCAACGTGTTTCTACCTCTTCTGCTCGTCATCTAGGTAAAATGGATCTTGCTCCAAAGTTCTTTGAACTTATGTGGAAGAACTGGCTTGGTCTAGCTTCTCCTGTAGCAGCTAACACAGGAACAACAAGAGGACTTCCTATCTCTTGCTTCTCTCTTGCTGTTCCAGATTCTATTGATGGTATTATGAGTTCCATGCATGAACTTGCTGCCATGACAAAGAATGGTGGTGGAGTTGGTGTTCATTGGAATGGTGTGCGTCCACAAGGAGCTACCATTCGTGGCAATGGTAAATCAGAAGGTGTTGTTCCATTTATCAAGATTCAAGACTCTACCACCATTGGTGTGTCTCAAGGTGGTGTTCGTCGTGGAGCTTCTGCTGCTTATCTTCCAGTAGACCACGGTGACTTCTGGCAGTTTATCCGTATGCGTAGACCAGAAGGAGATCAAAACCGTCAATGCTTGAATACACATCATGGTATTTGTATTACAGATGATTTTATTGCTAGAGCAAAGGCTGGAGACAAGGAAGCAAGAGAGAAATGGAGTGAGATTCTAAAGGCTCGCATGGAAACAGGAGAACCTTATCTTTTCTTTTCTGATAACGTGTCACGTAATCGTCCAGACTGCTATAAAGAACGTAATCTTGATGTAAAAGGTTCGAATATTTGCACAGAGATTTTTTTGCATACCGATGATGACCATTCTTTTGTATGTTGT